AACGTGGATTACCATCTGCATCAGGTATTAACAAGTCTGTTGTTGCTTTTTCTAGCAAATTAAGTGAACTAACTTCTTCAAGATTTGAAATTCTTGTTTCAAGACGACCAATGTCACGCATTGTATAGCGTCTGTTTTTAATTTTTTTAGATAAGACTTCTGAAGTATTGACAACATAAGGTTTCATTGTCACTTCGAAAAGTGTCATTGCTTTACCAAGGTCGAGTGGTGGTTTAGGATTAATATCAGGAACACCAGGAATTCTTATAAAAGTTCCATCAAAGTTCATTGCAATCTTATCAATACGTCCTAAGAAGTATGAGAAGTCTGCATTGAAGTTTGTACCTACCATAGGTAGTTCAGTTGCAGATGCGCCTGAAGATGTAAAGTTTACACCAGCGTCATCAATTCTTGGTCTAAAGTCTAGACAATCTCTCAAATCGTAAGTATCACCATCACCATCAGGTGAAGTATATGATGGAATATTTTCATAAGAAACAATACCATCGTAACTGTCTACTGAGAAATAATCACCACCAGCATGAGTGAAGTAATCGAATGTTACTAGAATACGACCAGTTGGTGCTGGACGACCAGGTTTAAGTCTAATTCTTGCTAAGTCATAAAATGCATCTCTTTGACCATTATCGAATTCGTATCTATCTGTAACATCTTGAGAAGTTGCAGTTGCGTTTGTACTAAAGTCTGCCGCCATTTTAACAGACTTCAATGCGTAACCATCTGCTTTGGCGAGAGTTATTTCTGTTTTTTGTGCGGCGCCTTGAGTTGTTATCTGTACTGTCTGGTTAGACTGTAGTGCTTTTTGTTTCTCTGCTCCAGCGGCACCTGTGATTGTAACAGAAGCAATTAGAGTACAAGTAACACCATTAACAGGACTAGCACCAGTAGGTAGTGTCTTACTATTGGGATTACTGATTGTAAGTGTTCTATTAGAGTTTGTTAATGCTAAGTCTGCGGCGACAAGTGGTATGACTGCGCCTACGTTACCAGATGCAAGAGTACCTGTACCTGCAGAACTCGCTATTAATATAAAGTTTTGTAAGTTAGATACAGATGCAAAACTCTCGTTAGTTGGAACTGTGAAAGTTAATTGTCCAGCAGTAATATTTTGAGATGTAAGATGTCTTCTTACTGTATAAGTTGAGGATAATACATTATCTGGATTCTGTGCATCACTACCACGAATTTTTCTTGTTCTAAAGTATCCAGTTGGAAACACTAGAATTTTCTGATGAGGTCTTAGAAGTTCTGCAGACATACGTTTTACCGTACCGCCAGCAATATTAGAAATAGCATTTGCCGCTAGTTCAATATTAAGATTGTTAAAGGTACCTGTTGCGGCAACTTCACCAACATCAACATCATTTACGAACAGTCTATCGCCTGCTCTAAGTTGGGATAAGAATAGAGTACCTACGCCAACTACAGTAGGGTCTGAGGTAGTTGTTACAGTACCAGAAAGCGTAATAAGTTTTGGATTGATATCACAAGAGAATGTCGTAGCAGTTGGATCAGTATTATCTCCGAATGCTCTTGCATCTCTAGAAAAGTCTTTACCATCATTCATTTGAATATCAAAGATACCTAATTTATATTTTACATCTGAGATAGTTCCAGTAAAGTCACCATCATGTAATTGAATACCACGAATGTTACAAGTACCGATTGGTGCGGCGGCACCGCCACCTCCATTACCAGCAATAAAGTTGTCGTAAATAAAAACTTCTGGAAAATCATTAATATCAGGAAGACCTTTAAGATTTTTTACAAGAACAAAGTTACCAACATCTGTTTGAATTGGAGTATCAACTACACTATTGAATGTTCGTGGTTTAGGGGTATTGATAAATTTTGTTACTGACGATTCAACTTCATAACCTTGAACGTATGCTTTACCAGGTTCTACACCTAGAGCAAGTTTTGTTGCATCGCCTGTTTCGGCAGAAGACCAAACGCCTCTATTTGAACCAGATGCTAAGTGTTCACGAACATCTAATCTAAATGGTTTTACTTCATAGTCGCCACTTTCATCGTAAGTTCTTCTAGCAAACTCTTCTTGTAAAAAGTTATAAGTTGCTTTGTCAGTCATCTTAGAAATCTGACCGTCTTCTACTCTTGTTAGTTCGATGAAGTTTACATCATCACTTGCAGTCAATTCTTTCTTAACTAGTGTTAATGTAATCTTATATCTGTGTGCGCCTGGAGCGGCATAGTTAGATGAACCTTGAGCATTATCTTTTAATGTCGCATCTTCTTCAGGTGTTGTAGTTGATTGAGTAACTTGAAACCCGATACGATAAGAAGGATAAGGCGAGTAATTATCAAGTAGTATACTTTGTGCGTCATTTTGTACAAAGAATCCATTAATAAAATAAACACCTGCTTGAATTTGAATTGCAGAACCTCTACCCACAGTATCGCTTGTGCCTGCGGCAAGTACGGCAGACCTATCGAATTTGTTTAGTAAAGCACCGGCGGCGCTGAGGTTGTTAGAAGAATTGACGGTACCAGTAGTAAATAATGATGCCGTCAATTCTGTAGTTTGATTTGTAGATAATAGAGCGTTTTTAGCAGTCGTATTGTCAGCATTCAGAGATGTTACATTTTCACCTATTGAAAAAGCAACGGCCTCATTAGATGTACCGCTATCTTCATATTTTACATATAGTGTTAATGGAGTAGTCGAGGTGGCCGCAAGTGTTCCAATAACTCTCGCTTTAACACCACTTTCAGAACCTGTAATAATCTTATTTACAAAGTCTGCTCTGTAACTTTCTACGTTTTGTGCATTAAATGTTGACTGAACTTTAATAAAGTCGTATTGCATATCATATGCAAGGTCTCCTGGAATAACCATTGAACCTTCTTTGAAAACGTGTCGCCCATGCTTTTCAATCTGATTTTGTAAGATTGATTGTAATTGAGTTAACTCTCTCGCCTGAACTGGAAATCCAGGTCGAAAGAGAACACGATGAAAGTCCTTTGATTTTGCACCAGTAGTTCCCTCAAAATCATCATAGTAAGGGTCTACATTAAAGTCTATAACTGCCATTTATATTGCTCCGATATCTTCTCTAAAAAAATACTATAAGTTGTTAATAGTATTTAGTCTAGAATTCAATAACCAATTTAATGTCTTCAATCTGATCCGAAGCACGATTAATAGGTCTACGATGTTCTATGTACATAATATCACCACTGTCTACTGCGACTTCTGGATTATTCAATGCTGAAATAGTTCCAGATGCAGATGATGTACCACCACTCACGGTTTCAGAACCTGTGAATGCAGTAAATCCAGTATTGATATCTTGATAATATCTTAGTACTCTTGTTGAAGAGTTCCAATCAATTACTTTTGCAGATGCACTAGAAGACCCACCAGTAAGTGTTTCATCAGTTGCAAATGTTCCAGATAGACCACCAGACTGAAGAGTTAGTGATTTGGTTGCAGACAAAGTTGTTGCAGACGATACAGTTGTAGTACCATGATTGAATGGATCACGAATAAGACCAATTCTACGATAGTCGTTAGAAACAGGGAAGTCTCCAGAACCATCAGCATATTCTAGTCTTACGTTATTCATTACATAGAAACCACCTAGTTCATCTACTGCAGAACTTGAGTGACCACCTGGAGGTGAGATAATTGCTTTCACTGCTCCAGAAGAACCTCCACCACCTGATACAGTGATACTCGCTTGAGTATAATTAGAACCGGTATTAGTGATAGTGATTGCAGTAATGTTACCGCCTGAGACTGTTGCTGTTGCTGTTGCACTAGCACCATCACCAGTAATAGTGATTGTTGGTGCAGAACTGTATCCAGAACCAGCGTTAGTAATTTTAATCTGCTTGATTTGACCAGCAGTTGCGGCAGCGGCAGTATCGAACTGTGCTTTGTACGGTTGTCCGGCGCCTGGATCAGAAGCAATGTATCTGACAGGCATAAAGTCGGTTGACAAGAACTTCAGTGCATCAGCGGCAGATACAGTATACATATATTTCCAAATGTATCCATCTGCAGTTGTGATATAACCAGTTGAAGTGCCAGTCGGTTTAACTGTACTTGCGGTGTTGCCATCGTTGTTGATGACCTTGTATACGTTATAATCGTCAGTCAACACATAGAATGTTGCGGCGAATAAACTTGTTGCTCCTGAGTTTGCAGTATTTGATGATGAATAGTCATGTGCGTATTCGTCATATGTAGTTCCCGAAACCCAATCTCTTCTTACTACTGCGTGTGTGATATCTGTAGATGCCACACGCTTCATTGCTACCATATCGTCATACGCATTAAACGCTGTGTCGTTATTGTCTGCAGGAGTAGGAGGAGAGGTATCATCAGTCCACGCTTGTGGTCTACCGATGAAAAGATATATATTTGTTCCGGCACTTTCACTGAATGCTTCGATGTATTGCTCGGCATTGTGAATACGGAACTTGTTGGTAATGATTGCGGCCATTTTATCCTCTCTTAATTAATAAGTACTTATTACATTATTTATAAGACTTTTTAACTACTTCGTAGAAAGATTTCACTATCAAATACTAAAGGTGTCTTTCTTCCTGGGTAGTTTACCAAGTCATCAGCGATTAAATATTCGGATAGGTGCGATATGTTTGTATTTGCAGGTCCATCCCAATATGTATCATTTGCAGTATTACTACCACTATAGTTCGCTGTGAGTATCGCACTGTTGTACGTTGCTCTATGTATACGACCACCACGGTCGATTTGTCTCGTTCCTGCCGAGTAAGGTGGGAACAAAAATTTAAATCTGTCTAATGAATATCCTGTGCTTCCTAATCGGGCAGAACCATAGGATTCATGTAGATGTGCATCTTCTAATCCCAACTGAGAGATTATATGAAGTTTTGAACTTGCCTGTACTAATGCTTTATCGCTAGAAGTAATAGTTGGCAACAATAAAACAACTGCCCTTTGAATTGCTATTGCAACTTGTGATAGTTGTTTATATATTTCTATTTCACGTTTCACTGAAGTATTTACAGTCAACTCTTGAACGAACTCTTCAAAAGCGGCAATAATAATCGTAACATCTGGTGTTGCAGAAGAACCTAGTGAAGGTAGTTCTACATCTGCTTTCACTGAAACATTTTTTATTAACAGAATAATTTCTTTTAGTAATTGCATTGTAGCATCAATATTAGTCATAGGTGTTGGACTACGAGGGAATATCAAAGTAGGTAATAGACCACTACCTTTTTCTGTTCCATTAATACTATCTTCTCCAAGTAAGAATTGTGCGCCTTTATTAGACATAGTTTCATTACTATCTTCTAGAAGTATAGCACCATCACTTTCTTTCATAACTCTAGTTGGGAACATTGTAGTCTTTACTGCTTCAACAAAAATTTCTAATTCTATCGCTTGTTCTTGCGTTGTCATTAACACTTGTCTTGAAATGTTGATAAGTTGTAAAATTTGTTTAAATCTAGGATCATTAGCATTTAGTCTTACATCAGAACCCCCATACACTGAAGCACGAACAGAAGTTTGAACAGAAACTTCACCGAATAGTGCAAGACCTACTGGATGCAATATTCTCTTGACTGCATCTCTCCATATATTAATTGAGTTACCAACTTTAATAACGTAAGAAAAATCTTGAAAGTATTTACTATCTTGAATACTCTTAGAACTTTCTGAAATACGTCCATCTGCACCTGTGAGAACACCTTCACTTGTAGATAGTGTTCCAACAACTGGAGTAACAGTCGCAGGAGAACTTTGAAATATAGTTGCAGTAGCACCAGATGTGCCGCCTGTAACTCTTCCTCTTCTTGATGGTGTACTAAATTTATCTAATGCAGTATCAGGTTTTACTTTATATAAAGACCTTGTTGTATCAATAGTAGTAATAGTACCATTCTCTACAACTGCATTTTCACTAATTAATAAGTCTCCTGTTTCTAGTTTAATAGCACCAGCATCTTCTTTTAATTGTCTATAAGGTTGTGAAGTAAGTGGTTCACCAGCAACAAATGTTCCAGTTATATCTTCTAATATCATATTTGTATCAGAAGTAACAAGAGGTGCTTGAGTATACCCACTACCTAAATTGGTTCTTGCTATTCCAGTTATTCTTCCTACATCTGAAGAGGTAGCAAATATAGTTGCACCTGTACCACTTGTAGATGTGATAGAAACTGTAGGTAACTGGTCATAGTTGTTACCTTCATTGACTATAAGTATTTCGTGAACTTCACCAGAGAAGTCTGCAAGTTCAGGAATAACTTTACCACCATCTTCCATTAAGAGATTATCACCATCTTCCTTGACTAATTCAACTAAGTTACCGGCGAGAATACTATGACCGTTTTCTAATAATACACCATCACCGCTATTCTCTTGTATCAATCTACCTTCAACTCTTGCAACTTTAGATGAAGCACTAGAACCTTGACCAGAGTTTGTATATGTAATTTCATCTCCTACTGCATAACCTTTACCTTTAGTTTCTATGAGATACTTGTCAATTTTACCTTTACCAACAGATGTAATATCAAAAGCGGCGGCAGTTCCTATCTCTTCGGTTATAAGTGTTTTACTATCTTCGGTTAAAATATTATCACCATCTTCTTTGAGAATAAATGGTGTGACGTTCTTTGTGACTAATGCATCTCCAGCAGTGAAGTAAGCACCAGAGGTTGTTATATTCACATCAGTAATGATTTCATCAATAATTCCAGTAACAGTTCCATTTGGTGTAGAAATTGTGACTTCTTGTCCGGCAACAAAAGTTCCATTCACACTATTCTGCGTTAGTGCTAGTTCATATACTGTATCTGCACCAACTTGAAGACCTAAAAAGTTTTCAATACCACCACTTGCAAGATTGATAGTACTTTGAGATGGGTTGTTTGCTTGAATAACACTAGCACCTACAATGTCTGAAATAGGTCCTGTTACATTTTTTATATTAAGAATAATATCTGTAGAGAACTGACCATCAGAAACCCGTAACATATCTTTCTTTGGATAGTAAATACTGACTTCTTCGTTAAACAACATTCTAAAGAGTAGAATGATTGACTTATCAGTACCCTTTGCTTGATAGAAGTTCTTAATATTTTTAAGAAGTGTTCTCTTATCGTTTGTTACTGTATCAGGAATGTCTACAAGATAATTCTTTTTGAAGTAATTAACAAATGCATCAACAGTTAAATCAATATCATTATATATTTTTGCGTTTCTTGTAACCTCAACTGCATTACCATGTTGTTCCAACCACTCATAATACGCATCTAAAAACGTGATGAACGTAGGATGGTCTGATTGAACAAATTCAGGTAATTGTTCAGATATAACTGAAGATATCTTACCTTTGATAAGGTCGTTGTCGAGGTTGAATGCCATTAGTAACTGCTTCCACTACTACCGCTTCCTGAAGAACTTGATGAACTAGACGAACCACTACCAACTGATATAGTAGAAGTTTGTCCTGCGGCACCTGTTCCTCCAGTCTTACTTAGTTCACTACTTGATGTAGTAATATATTCAACACCTGCAGAGGATTCTCCAGTTGCTACTTTATCAACGATTGTATTTACAACAACTGTCAATGGATTAATCATAAGAAGAATTTCACGAACACTCACAATATCATTAGAGTTAAGTGTTACAAATATCTCAACTTCACCACCATCAACAACTGTACTAGTAATATTTAGTTGGTCAATAATAATCTTTCCTGCGGCGTAATCAATAGCACCTTGCGTTGCATTAACAATAACTTTTGTTGATGAACCTTCTTCAAGATAATATGAACGAATATTACCAGCACCATCATCATCTAGATAAAGCGTCTGTGTTCTACCGGCGATAGTGAAACCAGTTGATGATAAGTTAGTAGGCGCACCAGCACCTTGAGTAAATAACGGATTATAGAAATTTAACGTATACTTACTTTCTTGATTTAGAATGGCATCAAAGTGCCTCTCACATCTAATCGTTGTGACGTTGGAAACGATACCAGGATCAGCAAGGTCAATTCTATTCACGAACTGAGAATATCTGAAGACACTATCAAAATTCTTGATATCGTTCTGAGCATATGTTTGAACTACATTACGAACTTTAGTTGCTATCTCTGTAGAGGTTGCAGATGTAATGTTTGGATTCCAATACACATTTATTGTAGGTAGAATACAGATATATCCAGCGTCTACAATTTCTGGTGTAATTGACACCATTGTTTTACCTGCAAGATAAGTTGACTTAATAGCATTCTTTGTAGATGTTGTCAATGTTTTTCCTGTTTTAGGTTTGATTGCCATAAAGACTTTACCATAAACAGGCGGATCATTATCTTCACCGCCCCATACTTGCATAGTATCTACGTTATTATATAACTTAGGTAGAATAACTTTAAAGTCTTCTGCGGTAACTGCACGATTTTGTGATGAGTAATACTTAGGAGCATTAAATTTAATACTATCTAAAGTCTCTCTAGGACCACCATTCTGTGCATTAATAACTGTAGTAATTGTAGCATTGGTAGAACCACCAATTGCAGATTGTAATGTAAAATCTGAAGCACCATTAGGATCATCTTCATTACATACAACATATTCTAAGATTACGATATTACCATCTGCAAGTGCTTGACCTAAAACATCATCACCAAATGTTACTTCATAGTGACCACTCTCTACTGCGTCTAAGAAATACACTTTACTAGTTGCACCAATATCTAAAATATTACTTGCTTCAGTAAATGTATTTTGTGTTATATCAGTTACGCTAGTTTGAATTGTTACTTTTAATGTGGTGATATCGATATTTGGTTCGTCTAGTAAAAATCTTTGAGATGCAGTATTACTATCTTTAGTATATTGTAGGTTTAGAAGTGTTCCTTCTTTAACATCTAAGTTAGTGAATTGATAAACTCCTTCAGTAGGTGTAATAGTAGTTGCTGATAAGTTTACAAATTGATAGTTAGTTCCAGACACTCTTGCTCTAAAGACTGTACCCTTAGGCATAGTCAAAGTAGCAGGACTACCACTAGGTGAATTGACTGTTACGTTCAATCTAGCAGTAGATGAAACTGAAGAGCGAGGTGTGTATCCTAAATGTTTAGCAAGTGAAACGACACTATCTCTCTTGACGGCACTATCAAGAAACATCTCGTTTGCTACCATATTACCGTATATTGCATTATAGTGCGTATTATAAGATAATACATCTAACAATGTATTCATCGCAGAACCTTCAAAGTTATAATCTCTGAAAGCATCTTGCGATTGCATATGAGTTTTTAAGTTTGTTTTAATTTCGTCAAAGTCGAGTTCTGTAACTCGTAGTCTTTTAGTTGTCTGTGCCATTAGCGTGTCCTTGTCAAGTAGGTTTCGAATACCTCTTGCTGTGTATGATTAACTACATAAAAATAAATTCTCACTCTATATTCATTGTTATCTGAACCATCTGTTACATCGACTTGCGTAATTTCTGCTCTAGGTTCGTGATTTTGTATAACTTCTTCTACTGACTTTCTAATACTTCTTTGTGTCATCGGAGTGTTATTTTCAAATAATAATCCTGCAACAGAGCAACCTAATTCTGGATGAAAAGGTCTATCGAAATAGTTTGTTTGTATTAGTGCTTTCATTGACTGCTTTACTGCTTCTACGTCAGTCTTCTTCGCCACATCACTAGTACTACTCAATCTAGTAAAGTTGAAGTCTAAGTCGCTAAAATCAGCAGTTTTTCTTGTTACAGTCGTTGCCATACTACTATTTATACCTCTAATCTAAACAGACGCCAGCGTTCCAGTCATATGAGGCACATGACCCATTTGCTGTAATACTTGTAATAGGTCCTGAAGTAGCAGGTGCAGAACCTCCGCCGTTTGCAAATACATTACCTGATGCAGATGCGGCGGCATTTGGTACCCATGACCCATGACCGCCAGTACCATCACCTAGTCTGTGTACTTTAATACCATTCACAAATACATTAGGCGAACCAGCAGTAGCAGGATCACCACAAGAAGTTGTATCACCTACACGAACTGTCTTCGCACTGTTTGTAAACACGTTAGGCGAACCAGACGCATAAGACGTTCTATGAAAAGCACTAGGTGTAGGACTTGCATGACCTACATGACTGTCTACACCTACTCGTACAACTCCTGGCATCTATTTACCTTGTCCTATATACTTCTTCCAACTTTTACGTTTATGTTTGTTCATTGTAGATGTTATAGGTTTTCTTCCTATAGAAGTACCTTTATATGTTCTCTCATGTATCGCCGTTGTCTGTCTTACTGTCTTTGCCATTATTTAGTCTCCCTAGTTCAAGTTAATAATCGGTGCATCAGCATCAATCTCTGCGCCACCATTTAAGTCTATCACGTTACTTGCATCAACTCTGAAGTTCACACACTTAGCACGAATGTCGTTAGATGATTCCATATCGATATTGCCTTCTGCTTTAATAGTTGCAGTACCACTCACATATATGTTAAAGTTTCCTTTTGTATGTTGATTGTGATCCTTCTCAATCAGCAATTCATGTGTGCCTTCATTTAAAATTCTTATAGAACCATCAGGATGCATCTCAATAAAACTACCAGACATATGTTGTATGTTTATTCGTTCACCGTTTGGTGTATCATCTAGTTCGATAACATGACCGCTCTCTGTTTGATTAACTCTATTGAATGGATATCGTGCATTATATGGATTAGACATTGTAGTCCATGTACCACCATCCCATGCAATAGGGTGTGGTGGATGTTCAGATGCAGATAGATGTTCGTTCTTCTTTTTTAATAGTTTTGAATTTCTATCACCTCTTGATAAACGAGATGTATCGGGTTCTTCAATCTCTATAGGATGAGTTCCAGTAGGATCACAGAAACCTAAAGATGTATTAGGTCTTTCCATAGGGTACCCAGGAAAGGACCCCATAACAACAGGTTCTTGACAACTGTTACCATCTCTGAACCAACCCATAACCCAAGACCCTTTGAGAAGTCCTGATGGAGAATGACCAATCTGCGAAACTGAAGCAGATGTAGTTGGCATCATCAT